AAGCAAACCAATACGTTGTACACTCTCAACGCTATGAATAGATTGATTGAGGATGAGAACAATGGTGTGTTTGATAAGAGTTACCAATTAAATTGGGATCTGTATAAAAACAGTATTATACTGACATCGGATCCCGGCGTGAAAATAGTATCATTGCGCCTGTTTTCTATTCTACCTGTTTGATACTTATTTATAGCTTGACCGCACAACTACTTAGGTGTAGAGTGTATCAAGTTAGTTACACTTCCTAAGCTTGAGTGAGCTTGGACACTTAACTAATTAACCAGTAAACTAATTAAATAATTATGGCATTAAATATTGCACAATTGAAGAGCCGCTTGAACTCACTTTCAAGCCAAAATACCAACAAGAAGTCTGATCTTATTTGGAAGCCAAAGCCCGGTAAGCAAGTTGTTCGTATTATTCCGTACAAGTACAATCCCGAAAATCCATTCATCGAACTCAAGTTCCATTATAACATCAATGGCAAGACTTACTTGAGTCCCGATAGTTTTAGTAGGCCGGATCCTATTGTTGAATTCGCAAACCGTTTGAAGCACACGGGATCAAAGGAAGATTGGTTGATGGGTCGCAAGATGGAACCCAAGATGCGTACATTTGCTCCAATCATCGTTCGCGGTGAAGAGAGTGAAGGCGTGAAGTTCTGGGGATTTGGAAAGCAAGTTTATCAAGAAATTGGTGCATTGATTCTTGATGGAGAATTCGGTGATATTACCGACGTAGCAAGCGGGCGTGATATCACTGTTGAATTCAAGACGGCTGAAGAGTCTGGCAAGAGTTTCCCAATCACTACTATTCGTCCGCGTGGGGCTTCAACGCCAGCCGTTGATCCTTCAAAGGCTGAGTTGGTGGAAAGCCTCAAGAATCAGACCAACATCTTGGACTTGTTCCCAGAGTTGAGCTATGATCAACTCAAGGATATTATGGACAAGTGGTTGAATCCTGAGACTGGTGAAGCCGAAGCTGCTTCTGTGTCTGTAGCTGACGGTACCGATGATGATGTTGATATTGCACCAGTGGCAACAGTCAAACCAACAGTCAAGCCATCATCTGCGCCAGTCACTGCTCCTAAGACTGCATCACCAAGTGCAGCAAAGTCAAAGGCCGGTGCTTCTACTGACGTAGAAAAGGCATTTGATGATTTGTTCAACTCCTAAATCCAAATAAAAATAGCTGGCGGAGTTTTTATGCTCCGCCAGCTGTCTACATATAGTTATGGCAAAGAAATCAAACAACGGCGGAGCGTCTTCCGATAAAGACGAGTTAATCGATCTGCTTCAAAGTGAGCTTAACAAAGCCAATAAAGATGGTGGAAAGATTGCGTATAGGTTGGACGAACACGATAGTCCAGCCGATGTTACGGACTGGATCAGTACTGGTTCATCTATGTTGGACCTTGCTATTAGTAATCGACCACATGGTGGTTTGCCGGTAGGAAAAATGGTGGAATTCAACGGCCTCGAAGGAACGGGAAAATCTTTGTTGGCAGCACACGTTGTTGCGGATACGCAAAAAAAGGGCGGACTTGCTGTGGTTATTGATACCGAAAATGCAGCAGCACCTGAGTTCTGGAAGAGTTTGGGAGTTGATCTATCTAAGTTATTGTATGTTCAATGTGAAACCGTTGAAGATATTTTTGATCAGATGGAGCGTATGATTGCAATTGTCAGAAAAAGCAACAAGAATCGTATTCTTACAATCATTGTTGACTCTGTGGCAGCAGCATCAACCAAGGCAGAACAAGAAAGTGAGCACGGCAAGGATGGTTATGCAACTGGCAAGAGCATCATTATCAGCAAGGCGATGCGCAAGATCACAACCATGCTTGGTAAACAGAAAGTGCTTATTGTGTATACCAACCAACTACGTCAGAACTTGAAAGCAATGGCTTTTAGTGATCCGTATATAGTAAGTGGTGGCAAAGCTCTTGCATATCACTGTAGCGTTCGTGTTCGGTTGAACAATGCGGGCAAACTCAAAAAAGGTGATGAAGTCATTGGAAATGAGTGCAAAGCTGTGGTTGTAAAAAACCGAATGGGTCCACCACAGAGAATCGCAAATTTCGATATCTATTTTGATAGCGGAATTGCAGATTATAGCAGTTGGATAAAAGTGCTAAAGGATAATAATATTCTCAAGCAAGGCGGTGCGTATTACACGTATGTTAAAAATGATGGTACGGATTGGAAGTTTCAAGCAAAAGATTTCATATCAACACTGCGAAACGACAACGCTCTCAAGGAAGAAATCTACTTGAAGATTTGTGATGCAGTTATTATGAAATACAAAGATCCAAACAGCAAGATTGTTGAGGATGTTGAATTGTCAACTGACGATGTGGCGGGATTAGAAGAACCGTAAACCATCATGAGTGGTTTCACTTCCAATGAAAAAAAACGATTGTTCTCTTTGTTTGAGAACGTCAAGGAAGAGATCGGAGTTAACGGACTTCAAAAAACCGTTAACTCCGATGTTCTGCTGATTGATGGCTTAAATACTTTTATTCGATCATTCATGGCCATTCCATCGATGAATGCCGATGGTTTACATACCGGTGGACTTGCTGGTTTTCTAAAAAGTGTTGGTTACGCAATCAAATTGCTTAATCCAACCAGAGTTATTGTTGTGTTTGACGGCGATGGTGGTTCGCAAAAACGTCGCAAGATTTATCCAGGCTACAAAAATGGTCGCAAGACTCGTATTCGGTTCAACAGAACATATGAAGAAATGAGCAGTTCTGAAATTGAACACAAAAATATCAGATTGGAACTTTTGCGGTTGATCAATTATTTGGATGTTTTGCCGTTGACCACGATTTCAATCGATAATATTGAAGCCGATGATACAATCGCATATCTGGCAGAACAAACATTCAAGGACAGCAATGTATTCATCATGTCATCAGACAAGGATTTCTTGCAACTGGCAAGTGACAAAGTAAAATTGTGGAGTCCCACCAAGAAAAAGATTTTCGGCTGCAAGGAAATTGTGGATGAATACGGAATTAGTTGCGGCAACTTCATATATTACAGAGTAATGGAAGGCGATACCAGCGACAATATTCATGGTATTGAAGGAGCGGGAGCCAAGCGAATTCTACAAGCATTTCCGTTTCTTGCTGACGAACGAGTTACTTCGTTGCAAGAAATCTACAACTACGCAGAGAATAATAAAGGTAAATACAAACTCTACGAGCGAGTATTGGAAAATAAACTCACGATGGAACGCAACTATGAATTGATGCAGTTGAAAAACACGCAGATTCAAAGTTTCACTCAACTTCGCATCGAAGAGATCGTGCAAAAACCACCACCGCGTATCAACAAAATGGCATTCAATAAGTTGATTAACGAGGATAAAATGTGGAATAACCTACCGAATTACAACGTCTGGCTCAGCGAGACGTGGGGCAAGGTTAACAGCTTCGTGCTGTAATTGTAAAGTCAGACTTCATATACGTTGCACACAGCAAGCCTGTGGTGTACAGTAACTAACATACGGTAACACAAGAACACAAGAACAAAAAACAAAGAAAATGAACGATACGCATATCATCGATAACCTAAAGAAATTTGGAAATGAATTCCAGATCAAATGCATTTCCGGCTTAGTCAGTGACCGACCATTTATTGAACGTCTAGCAGACCTCGTTGAACCAGACTTTTTTGAAACCGATGCACACAAATGGATTGTGAAAGAAAGCATCAAGTATTTCAACGAATACCGCGATCTACCAACTCTGAATGTTTTCAAGGTAAAAATGGATATCTTGACAAATGACGTGTTGAAGCAAAGCATTGTCAACAACCTCAAAGTTGTTTACATGAAGATGAATGATGGCGATCTTACATTCATCAAAGAGCAATTCCTTGAATTCTGTAAGAATCAGAAGCTCAAAATGGCAATCAGTGAAAGTATGGATTTGCTTGTCACGGGTGAGTATGAAAAGATCAAGAGCAAAGTTGACGAAGCTTTGAAGGCTGGTATGGAGCGTAATTTGGGACATGCTTATGAAGAAGATGTTGATAAGCGCATGTCTGTTATGGCTCGTAATGCAATCAAAACTAATTGGGAAGTTATTGATAATTTGATGGATGGTGGACTTGGGCCGGGTGAACTTGGCATCATCACAGCGTGTGCAGGTAGTGGCAAGTCGTGGGTTCTCAGCAAGATTGGTGCTGAAGCCATGAAG